TTCAGAGATTCCTGAAGTAGCCCGAAGGTATATCACAACTAGAGCATCACGTATCTTTCAAGAACGTGTAGTAGGTAGTGATACTTTATCAGCTATGAATAGGAATGACGAACAAATGGCCTTATTTGCCCTCCGAGAGATGGAAGGGGATAATGGCGATTATAATATATTTGACGATAGTGGTACTTATAGTGTACTTGATCGTTCTATTGGAATAAGGGTGACCTAAATGGGTTTAGTTTCTAAAAAAATACCTAATCTTATAAATGGTATTTCGCAACAGCCTCCTGCTTTACGCTTACCTACACAAGGTAACCTACAGGAAAACGGCCTGTCTGATGTAGTTGACGGGTTAAAGAAACGACCACCTACAAAGTTTTTAAAGAAATTAGTTAAGTGTGCTACTAATTGGCAAGCAGGTGCAGACGGTGGCTTTTTCGCCCTTGGTAATTTAACGTCTTCTAATGTTATAGAATTAACGGACGCTGAGTTAGCTACAGCCGTGGTTCAAACCTACAAACGGAGTGATGATGAGCAGTACACTGTAGTAATCTTACCTCATGCCTCAGCTCCTACAATCCTTGTCTATGACATTCTAGGTAACTTGCGGTATGAGTCTGGTAAATCTAGTTGGTTAGGCGACGGTACTACCATCGTACCAGTTGTAGACGGTGTAAATGAGTATACAAATAACGACGACACTTCTTATTTAGTAGGAGAAGGTAATACAGTTTTAGATAATGACGACCTAACTACCACGTCTATTGCTGACGCTACTTTTATAGTTAACAAAAAGAAAATAGTACGAATGTCTGACACTATAAACCCTAAGAGTTTTGGTAGTAGTGCTTTAGTTTATTTAAACAGTGTGAATTATGGTAGAAATTATAGGATAGACATTACCAGCAAAGAAAACGATGGTAGCTCTGGAACTGTAACATCAGGAAATGTAGAAACACTAGATGCTAATGAACTTTCCAATGGAAGTTATAGCACTACCGCTTCTGCATTTAATTCATATTTAAAAGTCAGTAATGTAATAGGCGACCTTAGAAGCGGTCTATTATCGGATTCTGCTACTAGCTTTTCAGGCGGTGGTCAACAAAGCTTTAATGCTAAACTCAGTGGTGTTACTACTGAAAGTCATTTTAATAGCTACCAAAGAATAGAAACAAACAACCAAACGCATGGCGGTTCTTATTACATATTTACTGATGTTCTATATCTAGTTTGTAGCAGCAGCACCTATAACGTAAACCCTGATAAGATGGTTGTTACTGTAGGCGGCACAGGTATAGCTTACGATCCCTTAGGTGTAAACGGTTGGCGTTACCAAGGCGCTGCTAGTGGTAGAACAATAAGACTGCCGTCTTCTGTTTTAATAAAGAGAGTTCAGTATTATCAAGCACAGTTGGAAGTATATGTAGTTAAATATGAAAGACCTACAACGTATGTCCAAACTGTTGCAAACGTATTAAGCAGTGATGTAGTAGTACAACCTATAGTCTATACAAAAAAAGAACCTTATTTTGTAGTTTATGCGCCTCAGGGTGGTGTTATAAAAGATTTTGATATAGCAGCATCAGACGATGATGGCGGTGGTAAACTTAAAGTTTTTAAAGATAAAGCAACAGCGTTTACCGACTTACCTAATCAATGCCAAGACGGTTATAGACTAGGTGTTGTAGGTGACAACAACAGAAGCGAAGATGATTTTTATGTCGTATTTAGAGGCGGCAGCGGGTCTGGATATTGGCAAGAGGGTGTAGCTTATGATTTACAAAACTTTTACGACACCCGCACTATGCCTCACACTTTAAGGCAAAAAGCTGACCTTAGTTTTTCTTTTGGAGAAGGCTCTTGGAACGAGCGAAAAGCTGGTGATGATGAAACAAACCCCCAACCTAGTTTTGTGAATAACACTATTAATGATATTTTCTTCCACCGTAATCGTTTAGGGTTACTTTCAGGTGAGAATGTTATATTTAGTGGTTCTAATGATTTCTTTAACTTTTTCAGAACAACAGTTAGGACTTTATTAGATTCAGATCCTATAGATGTAGCAGTTAGCCAAAACGAAGTTTCTACACTAAAATCTGCAATTCCAGTACAAGATAGTTTACTTATTTTCTCTGAATTAAACCAATTTACTTTAACATCTAGTCAGTTATTAACACCAACTGATGTCACCATAGATCGAGCAACCAAGTTTGAATGCGACTTAACTGCCACTCCCGTAGGAGCAGGTAACAGTGTCTTTTTCAGCACACGAGGTGGTAACTATGCTGGAGTACGTGAGTTTTACACAGACGGCGAAAGGGACGTTAGAGATGCAGATTTAGTTACTTCACACGTTCCAGAATATCTTGAAGGCACTATTAAAAAAATGGCTGCCTCAACTAATGAGAATTTATTAGTGTGTTTAACAAGTGCTAATAAAAAAGAAGTTTATATTTATAAGTGGTATGACGCTGACGGAGACAAGAGAGTCCAAAGTGCTTGGTCTAAATGGATCTTTGATACAGATGTCGTGGATATAAGTTTTAACAACTCTAACTTATACATTACATTTGGTGATGGTCGTTTTGAAACAATGGCTGTACGTACTGATGCCCCTGACGTGTCTTTTGGTAATTCGGTTAGCTTCCCTGCGGAGCATGGTGTAAGTTCATACAGTGCAGGTATTCCGTTTACTGACACTACAGTAAGCCCTAATGTCTTAAAAGCAGCAGTTAGTTTTACAGCTCTTGCTCATGTTAATGGTAACTTAGCAGGACTTGCTGTAACCTCTGGTGGTACTAGCCCTTTTGCTAGTATAAGTATAAACACCCCACTAGCTACAGGTAACATACAGTCATTAGAGGTAAACGGAAGGACTTTCAACATTACTGATTCTGAATATGTTGCAGGTACTACATCTCAGTATGGTGTTGAGTGGAAGTTATATCAATGGGATTTACCTTTAAATTCTACTAACGTAGCATACCTAGTAGGTTTAGTAGGTCAAGAACCTATATTTAATGTAGGTATGATTGCAGGTGTTAATTTTGCAGGTAAGAAGCATGATGTACTACTAGATCATAAAGTACGTTTAACGCATACAACAAACACACCCATAACTTCAATATCTGAATTGGATGCTGCTTATCCTGATATGGATGCAAATACAAAGTTTATTAACTTTAGAGGTGAGATAGTAGCTACAGGTAACACAACTACTGCTAAAAACTTAGTTATCTCTCATTTGTATAACGCAGGAACAAGCGCAGCTTTTACCCACGTTGAAAACGATGCTACAGTGTCTAATTATGTAGATGTTGGACAACCCTACACGTTTAAGTATGGTGTATCAGAACAAGTGTTTGAACCTAAGCAAGGCGATACTACGTCCCTAGCTCGGTTTCAGTTAAGAAATATGACATTTAACTTTAATAGTACAGGTACATTTGATGTCACTAACGAAACTGTAGGAAGGTTACCAGCTACCTCTAACTTTACAGGTAGGTTACTAGGACAAACAGCTAACATTATAGGTTACGCTGCTGTAGTAGATACAGGTAATCATACAATAAACATTCAATCACAGGCATCTAATGCCAAAATAACTATAACTAACGACACCCACCTACCCTCCACTTTCCAAAGTGCAGAGTGGGAAGGCTATGTCGTACTACGCAATCAGAGATTATAATATGACACACCACTACAGACCCAGTAAGGTTGAAGACTGCCTTGAGATGGCTCCCAATATGCGCTCACAGGACGTTACAGAGATACTCTATAGTAACGGGTTAGAGCCTTACGATTCTCTTATGGCTTGTTTTGAAGGCTCTCAAGAGTGTAACACAATCATCCACGAAGATGGGAGTGTTGTGGGTATGTTTGGTGTGGCAGATTGTACTATCTTTGGTAGCCCTTGGTTACTTGGTACAGATAAATTAATAGATACACGTAGGGAGTTTATCCCTCAAGCGAAAGAGTGGGTAGAACGTATCAACGATACCTACCCCCTTTTGCTTAACTACGTTCATGTAGATAATACGATCTCGATGCGATGGCTCAAGTCATTAGGATTTGAGTTCACCCAATTAGATAAAGAATACGGAGTAGGGAAACAACCCTTCTACCAGTTCGTGAGGATTAAAAAAAATGTGTAATCCAATAGTCATAGGATTAGCTATAGGTGGTTTATCAGCCGTATCAGCACAAAGAGCACAAAAAGCCCAACATGAAGCAGCAGCGGCAGCGTATGAAGCTAACGCAGAAAACACTTTAAGAGCTAAAGTTACAACAGATAGACAAGCTAACTTAAACTTATTACAGATGGAAGAAAAAGCGGCTGAAGAAAAAGTAAGAAACGCCTTAAACTTACGTAGAGCCGTTTCAAGAGCAGAGCTTGCTCAGGCAGCTTCAGGCGCAATGGCAAACAATAACGCTGTTGTACAAGATATGAGGCGACAGGGTCTCATGCAGGAAAATATGGCTGCGGCTAATATGAGCAGACGACTTGCTCAATTTGGCGAAGGCCAATTAGGGGCTGAATCAACTTATACAAGTCGTATTAACTCTGTGGCTAGACCTGAATGGGATTCTAGTTCAGCCCTTACTACTTCTTTACTACAAGGCACTCAAGCGGGTTTATCCGCAGGTGCAGCAGCCCAAAGTATGGGTATAGGCAGCGGCGGTGGAACTGTAGCTGCGTCTACTACAACAGGTTCACAGTCGGCAACTAGAAACGTCTTTACTGGGAACACTCCACAAATGTCAGTAGGCCCATCGTTTAGCTTTAATTAACAGGACATTAAAATGGCAAGAAATAAATCAGTTTACGAAATCATGGGAAATGTCTCTGATATTGTTAAAGAAGGCGATTACGAAGTACACGCTGAAAGAAACCCTAGCGGTAACTTTGTACAGGCTAAAAGCGCCAGTGCGTATTTAGCAGAAAGCGGTGACTATAGAAAAGCAAAGGTTATGGAAGCTCTTGCAAAAACCAGCATAGGTGCGATGCAAACTATAGGTCAAATGAAAGCTTTTGAAGAAAGGAAAGAAGCTAAGGCACAAGCAGAAGAAGACAGAAGAACTCGTAAGCAGAAAGCACTAGATGCAGAAAGAGAACGTCAAGAAATTGATATGCAAACTCTGAATATAGAGACTCTAGCGGGTAAAGCCCAAAACGAATGGACAGCCTTTCAAACTAACGGCACAATACAACGTACAGCCGAAGACGGTTCTGTTACAGATGTTTTATATAAAGACATGACTGTAGCTGAACGAGATGCTGAAAGACTTAGAGTTTATTCTCCTGTACACGCTTACAGTGAAACAGCTAATACAAAAGTGCGTAACACTTGGGGTAAGCTGTTTAACAGGCTTGAAGTAACAGAAAGAGATAAAAACATTCCCAAAGACTTCCAAAGGTTCCTCACAACAAAAACTGATGGTATCTTTGAGGTATTAGACCAAAGGCAGCTTACTGAGGAATACACACAAGAAAACTGGAACAATACAGCTAACAGTTTAATTTTAAGTGTAGCACGTAACACTGGTGTCGAAGTAAAAGAACTTAACACATGGGCTACTAATTCAGCGATAAATGGTTTAAACAACATGGATCCACGCTGGTATGAGTATGCTAAGTCACAGAAGCTTTTTAACACTGCTGATTTTAAAAACAGCAACCAGTTTAGCTCCTTACAAAATGCTTTAAAAGGTTACGAAAAAAATGTTAAAGCTATGTTGTCGGAGCAAAAGATACAGACAGTAGTTAATTTAAACAACACAGCCACTACTGCTAACAGAACAGACCAAAACCTTGTTGCACCTGTTCTCACTAAAGAAGAACAAACCAAAGCAAGAGCCGCAACACTAAAGGGTTGGTTAGAAGAATCACAGCAATTACTAGGTGGCGCTGTAGCACTCAACGCAACAAACGAAGATGTTACCGCTTATGTTGATAACATATACGACACTATACAGAAATCTATAGTGACAGGTATAGACATACCTCAGCATAAACAAGCTATACAAAACACATTAGCTTCTATTTTAAAAGGCGAGGTCAACGATAAACGTACAATGCTGCAAGGCTTAACCCTCTATCAACAGTACAACAGAGCAACTGGTGGTGTCACTGATATAGTCACAGACAAGCAATTAGCAATAATGGGAGCCTTTGATGAGTTTCAACAAGTAGAAGGCCTAGAAGCTGCGGCAGCTAGAATAGCCAAGAACGCAGCTAACCCTATACCTTTAAACGCTAGGAATCGTTTTGAATTTGGAGCAGACTTTTTAATAGAAGGGTCTGATGATTTCTTTTTGACTAGGTCTTATAACGCTGAAGCTGAAAAATGGGCTGTAAGGTATGGTAACGACTTAGTGCAATTCGGAGGCTTAACTAGAGACCAAGCAAGAGCAAAAACCACTGAAGCTATGAACAGCAGGTATGCAGTTATTAGATCAGAAGGTTTCTTTTCAGATTTTACTACACGAGTAAACATGAAGCCTATATCTGACGCTTTGGCTAACCCTAGTATTTTAGCTAACAACCCACACATTACAGACACTCAAATGTACATGGGTAAGCTAACAGGTGAGTATATACCTGCCATGCTGGACGAGTTCCGTTCAACACTCAACGAAGAAAACATGAGTGAGCTTACTTTAACTACAACTACAGGAGACAACAACTCTCCTATTTATAGTGTAAGTGATTCAACAGGCGCTCCTATGATATTCAATAGAGTGCAAAAGGATTCCGAAGGTAATGTAGTTTATACAAAAAATGAGTTTGGTAATAAAGTACCTGCTATAGCTGAGTATGGTGTAAACATCACCTTAACCCCTCAAGACTTAATTGACTACGGTAAAAAGCACGAGATTAATAAAGCTGAGGAAGCTGTAAACAATGAACCTATTAATGTTGAGCTAAAACAAATAGAAAACGAATTTGCTGCTTATAAGGCAGGTAATCGTTTATTAGGTCGTGACGGTTCTTATCAAAAATTAGATAATCCTGATGATCCTATTTATGTATCTCACAGACAGCAGTTACAAATAGAAAAAGAAAGACTGCTAGGCTTTAAAGAGCTTGGCCTATCACTAGCTGAAGGTGAAGAGTTAGAGGATAAACAAAACACACTTAACACGTTTATAGAGATGGTCGAAAGACAACCTCAAAATCCTTCTAACATACACTACAATCAAATGATTCAGTCTTTAACCGAGCAGATAAATAAAATCAAAGGTATTAAATAACGGAGAATGTATATGGCTGACGATAAACCTTTTGGCGGCTTAGATAGCTTTACGCCTGTCCAAAGTGGGTTCACGCCATCAGTAAACGCTGAACTTCCTAAAAAAGCCAGTTGGACTGAAAAGTTTGAAGCATCTAAGGATTTGACTTGGATAAACAGACTTTACGCTAACTCGGACTACGCTCAAGATTTTGAAAGAGATGCTGAATGGTCTTTAAACGAAGAGCAGAAAGTTTCTATTAACACAAACTACGATGAGGTGTGGGCTAAAGATTTATTAGACTCTCAAAGCCAGTCTGAATATGATTTTAAAGTAGAGCGAGCAGCTAATGCTAAAGAAAGCTATAAGACCTTAGGTGACTTAGGTTTTGGAACTGTAACTTCTTTATTAGCTGCTGGTGCTCTTGATCCAGCTTACATTCCTTTGTACTTTGTACCTTATGCTAATTTAACTGCGGGTGCAGGTAAGCTTGCAGGTGCAGCACGTATTGGTAAGTATTTAAAAACAGGTGCTCTTGTGGGTGCTGGTGAAGGTACGGTAATAGGCGCTGCTGAGTATATGCTACGCCCTGACGCACAACTACGTGATGTATTTTACGGTGCAGCTCTTGGTGCTGGTGTAGGTGGTGCAATGGGTGGTGTATCTGCAAGGCTTATGCGAGATGTAGATGCAGAGCATTTTGTACAAAACCAGATAGAACTAGCAGAAGACGCTAAGAAAGCTTTAGAACAACACACACCAATGATGAAGCAGAAGCGTACTGTAGATACACTAACGGATCCTGAAGAAGCCCCTGTACCTACTACAGCACCTTTACAAGTCGAAACAACTAAGATCCGCAAAGGTGATTATCTAGTTACTGTAGGTAAAGATGTATATTCTGTTATAAAAGGAAAAAGCAGATGGGTAGTTAGGAAGAATGGTGAAGAAGTTTCTAAACATACGTCTTTAAAGAAAGCTACAGCATCTCTTCAACCAGCTCGTGCTGCTGATGAGGTCGTTGAGGAGTTCGATGAAATAGTCGAAGAAGTCTTAGAAGATGTAGTAGAGAATGTAACAGTAACACGAAGCTCAGTTGTTAGCTCTTTATCGAATGTAGAGAGCCGAGTCTTAAATGAGTTAGAGGACAACGCTGAGGCTACTACATTAGATGACATAGCTACTACTTCTGGTTATGGAGAACAAGAGTTAGAAACGGCTTTTCAGCGTTTAGAAGAAGAGGGTTTAATAGTAAAAGCAGAAAACGACTTTGGTGACGAAGCGTATGTTGCTATTGACGCAGGTGACTTTGCAGATCGCCTAGAACCTCGCACTCGACAAGTTAAACGCAAGGTAATTAAAAAAGTACCTAAAGGCAGCGCCACAGCAGAGCAGAAATTTAACACTGAGGCTGAGAAAGCACAACAAGAAGAGTTTGGTGACCCTACACCTGAGCAGGTAGCTGAGGATGTACGTGACCTAGGGCTTCCTGAAGACCTTGACGAAGTCCCTACACTTGTTAAAAACATCTGGGACACTTTACGTATTCGTAAACGTCTATCAGCTATAGCACTACTTACTCAATCTAAAAACCCTGTAACACGCCACCTAGCTATGAAAATGGCTTTAGTGTCTAGCGGATTACAAGATAAAGCGGGTAAGTTAGTCACAATACCACAAAACGCTTCTATTCACCACATGATTTTCCATCGACAGTACACAGGAAAATTAGCAATGATCTTGCGTAAGGTAGATAAAACAGATATAACACAAGCAGACGCTAACGAACGCATCTTTCATTATTTAAACGGTGACACCTCACAAGTAATGACAGAAAGCATGATTGAAGCTGCTGATTCTGTTGAAGCTATGAAAAAAGAAATGTTTGATGTAGGTAAAAAATTAGGCATTTACGAAGAGTTCCAAGAAATTGAAAACTATATGCCTCGTATGTTTTTACCAGAACTACTTGATGTATTAGCAAAAAGAGCAGACCCAGAGGATATTAAAACAGCCTTTCGTAAACTAATCAGAGCTGCAAACCCTGACATGGATGAAGATGTTATAGCACGAGCTGCTGGTAGATATTGGAAGTCTTTAAGCACTACCGTATACCGACAAAAGTATACACGCACAGGTGAGTCTGCTAATGACGCTGTAGATGAAGACGTTTTACGTAAAGTCTTATCGGAAGCTGATGACGATGGTTTAGCATTGACAGATGAGCAGATAGACGCTTTGATTTTAACTAAAGATGTTCAAAGAGGTAAAAGCAAAAACGTCCATTCTCGTGCTCGTATGAATATGGACGATAAGTTAGAGGTTAATATACCTTATAAAAAAGGTCATCCACAACATGGTACTAGCTTTGGTTTTAAATTAACAGACCTTATTGACACAAATACTGAGCGTGTTATGGGTGTGTACATACACCGAATGGCTGGTGCTACATCATTAGCTCGTGTAGGTATTGACGGTGATGAATCGTTTAAGAAAATGCTTGACGATATTGTCACTGAAAACTTAGAAAAATATAACCTTACAGCAGATGAATCACAAAGAGAAACAAAAAGCTTACAGTATCTTTATGAGGCTATACGTGGTAGTTATAACATTAACGAAGGTATGGACACAGTTACTAGAAAAACTCTTAGGCGTTTACGAGAGTTAAACTTTATCCGATTGATGGGTCAATCAGGTTTAGCTGCTGTTATTGAATCGTCTAACGTACTATTTGAAAATGGTATGCGTAACGCTATAGCTAATATACCTGAATTTGGTAGATTAATAAAGAGAGCAAGAGACGGTAAACTGTCTAGTGAATTAGCTAATGAGTTTGAGGAAGCTTTTGGTTTAGGCACAGATATTATAACGGGTAAAATGAACTCTCGTTATGAAGATTACACAGATATGCACCACGTAATGGGCAACGACTACACTAAAACTGATGAAGTGTTAGCTAAGGGTCGTAACTTTATAAGTCTTGTTGGTGGTTTATCACCTGTAACAGTCTTTCTAAGCCGCTGGAACTCAGTAAACTTTGCCACTAATATGCACAAAAAGTTAGCTAAAGGAGACTTTAGTGTCTTTAGTGATGTAAAACTAAAACAACTAGGTTTAGGCGAAGAGCAGTTAACTAGAATTAAGGCAGCAATGGATGACCTTGCAACAGTAGATAGTAAGGGTAAACTTAAAACTTTAAACTTACAACGCTGGAAGCAAGAGCACCCTGAGGCTTTTGAAGATTTTAGCTACGCTTTAAATGTAGAAACTACACAAAACGTACAGGTAACAAACATTGGTTCTACTAACCCCTTTATTAGAAGTGAGTGGGGTAAGACTTTGTTTCAATTCTGGAGTTTTGTCTTAGGATCTAATGAGCAGCAGTACGCTCGTCAAATGGTAAGGCTACGTCATGGCGATGCAGCAGTACCTTTGTCTATCTTTACTGGTGGTTTAGTCATAGCTACAATGGCTTATATGTCTCGTACTACTCTTAACTCTATAGGTAGAGATGATAGAGAAGAGTACCTAGCAAAGAAATTTGAAATAGGCGCAATGAGCAAAGCTGTTTTTAGTTACATGGGTATGACAGGTTTAGGGTCTTTATTATTTAACCATTTTGGTTTTAGCCCTGATACTTTAATACAAAACCCAACAGTACAGCTAATAGATCAGGGAATGTCAGGTATTAGTAAAATAGCGGGTGAAGCTACAGACCTTGACGGGCATGGCGCTTTATATGAAACAGCCAAGCTATTAGAAAACTTTACACCTAACAACCCATTAACTAAGATACCAGCAAGAATGTTATCAGAACAAGTAATAGGAGATCCAGATTAAATGGCCAATTCATTCACAAAGGTAACTTTGGGGTCAGCACAAACCGTAGGCTTTACTACGCCTAACTACATTGCATCCAGCCATTTACAGGTAAGTGTAAACAATGTAACTGTACCTGCTACTCAGGTAGGAGCCACACAGAAAACTTTTGGCTCTTTTACGTCTACTAACCCTCTCTACTACATTTTAGTAGAGGGGTCAACTAGCCTTTCGTTTTCTGAAGAAATCCCTGCGGGTGCTGTAGTTCTTATTACTCGGAACAGCAGCCAAAGCACTAAGTTAGTTACTTACTCTGACTCTGGGTTGTTGACATCAGATGTATTAAACGAAGACTCTAACCAAGCTTTCTTTATAGCTCAAGAAGCTTTAGATCAATCTGCTAGTAGCTTTGACAGCGGCTTTGAGGCTTCTCAAAGTGTTACAGTTACTAAGGTAGCAGGTATAGAAGCTGGTGCAGATGTTACTGATACAGCTAATGTTGTAGCAGCTTTAACGGCTGGTACTAACATAACTATAGCCAGTAACGGTACAATAGCCGCTACAGATACTAATACTACTTATACAGGTGGAACTGGTTTAACTTTAGCTGGTACTACGTTTAATGTAGATGCAGCACAAACCCAAATAACGTCTGTAGGCGCTTTAGGTGCAGGTAGTATTGCTGCTGGCTTTGGAAACATTGATAATGGCTCAAGCACTATAACTACAACAGGCGCTATTAGTGGCGGCACATTAACAGGAACGATACAAACCGCAGCACAGACTAACATTACATCTGTAGGTGTTCTTACGGGCTTGACTGCGACAGATAATGTTTTAATTAAAGCATCTGCGAATGGGCAGCCACAAGCAACACCAACTCCAATTTTAGAGTTATATCAAGAAGATGGCCCAGCAGCTGATGACGGTGATCATCTAGGTGAGATTCAATTTACGGCTTATAATGATAATGGTTACAGCCCTGCAAAACATAAGTATGCAGGAATACACGCTGAGATTATTGATGAGTCTAATGCTACAGAAGATGGTTCTTTACACTTCACCACTGTTACAGCAGGGACAGAAGATACTACCGTATTAACACTTAACGGTACTGAGTCTACCTTTAGTAGCCCAGTAAAAGTAGCAGTTGGCCCTATAACAATAAACAGTAGCAATACTAACGCTGACCTTGTTATAACAAATGGTGAAGACTCTGCTAATGCTAGTCCTATTATTGAACTCCACCGCTCTCAAGCTAATGGAGCAGATGGTGAAGATCTAGGTAAACTAGAGTTTTACGGTAGTAATGATCGTGGTTTTTCATCAGGTGGCCCTGAGAAAACTTTATACGGTAGTATTTCTGTAGAAATAGCTGATGCTAGTGACGGTTCTGAAGACGGTTCTTTAAAGTACAGTAAAATTGTAGGTGGTGCGCAGCAAACAGGTGATCTAGTAACACAGCCTAATAATGGAGGTGTCCAGTTCCCTGCACAGTCTGCTGCCCCTAGCTCCCCCGCAAATGGTCAAGTATATTATGATACTGATGACCATAAACTAAAAGTATATGCTAATGGCGCTTGGGCTGATTTAAATTAGGACTTAATACATGGATGATTTAAAATCTCAAGTTGATCGTTTAGAATGGCGTATTGACTTACACGAAGAGCAGCTTAGAACCCTGACAGCTAACGCTGAAGACCTTAGGAGTATGCTAGATAGCATTAACCGCACCTTACTACAAATAAAATGGTTAGTTGTAGGTGGTGCTTGTGTCTACTGGGCGCAAGAAATGGGTTTAGCTGAATTTATTAAATTAACAGGTGTAACATGAGAGATAAATTAGAAGAGCTACATGAGGTAGTTACTGAAGAACTTTTAGCTAGAGTAAGAACAGGTGAGGCTACCTCAGCAGAGCTGTCGGTTGCTGTTAAGTTTCTTAAAGATAATGGTGCAAGCACTGACGTGATAACAACAGAATCACCAATGGCAAGCTTATTAAAAGAGCTTCCGTTTGAGGAGGCAAAGCACTAATGTCTACAGCTACAAAACGTGATCCCGCTAAATGGTCAGCAGCCAAATCTAGGGCTAAGGCTAAGATGGGTGGTAAACACTCAGCTAGAGCCATGCAGCTTGCTGTAAAATACTACAAAGACTCAGGTGGTGGGTACTCAGGCGCTAAAAAGTCTACTAATAAATTAGCTAAGTGGACTAAAGAAGACTGGGGCGATACTGGTAAAAAAGGTTCTAGGTATTTACCTAAGAAAGCTAGACAGTCTTTAACTATTGCAGAGAAAAAAGCCACCAACGCTAAAAAACGCAAAGACACTGCTGCTGGTAAGCAGTTTTCAAAACAACCCAAAAAGATAGCTGAAAAAACAGCTAAATACAGGACATAATTATGCCTACAGTCGGTAATAAAAAATACGCTTACACTAAACAAGGTGTAGAGGCTGCTAAAAAAGAAGCCAAGAAATCAGGTAAAAAAGTCAATAACAAAGCTAAGTATTTAAAGAAAAAGGTGTAGTAATGGCTAATACTGACCATTTAAAAATTAACAAGCCTGTAGCGCAGCGTAGTGGTACTAAATCCCACGTTGTGAAAATTAAAGAGAATGGTAAAGAGAGAATCATTCGTTTTGGTGAGTATGGTGCAAAAACTAACCAAAGTGCTAAACAACGTAAAGCTTTTAGAGACCGTCACGGCAAGAACATTGCTAAGGGTAAAACATCAGCAGCTTATTGGGCTAATCGTGTAAAATGGAAGGGATAGGTAATGGCTAGAAACTACAAACAAGAGTATGAGCGTTACCATAAGAAGCCTGAACAACGTAGACGAAACGATGCTCGCAAACAATCTAGGCGTAATATGGTTAAGGCGTATGGCAAAGCTGCCTTACAAGGTAAAGATATTGACCATGTAGATCGCAACCCTCTTAACAAATCTAAAAGAAACTTACGCATTATGAGCGTAAAGTCTAACAGGAGTCGTAATGGATAAGCAACTACAGGACTTCCGTAACTTCTTATATGTAGTTTGGAAACACCTGAACTTGCCCGACCCTACACCTGTACAATACGACATGGCTGAGTACATCCAGAACTGTCCTCGAAGAGCAATCATCGAGGCATTCCGAGGTGTAGGTAAGTCATACATTACTGCCGCATTTGTCGTGCACCAATTACTTCTCGACCCCCAAAAGAAGTTTATGGTGGTCTCAGCGTCTAAACAAAGAGCTGATGACTTCTCGACATTTACACAGCGCCTAATCTTAGAACTCCCAATATGCCAACATCTCATAGCTACAAGTGAGCAGCGGTGGAGTAAGATAGCGTTTGACGTAAGACCTGCGCTGGCTAGTGGTAGCCCTTCGGTTAAGTCCGTGGGTATCACTGGTCAGCTTACAGGCAGTCGTGCCGACATCATAATTGCTGATGACATCGAAGTACCTAATAACTCTATGACTCAGATGATGAGAAGTAAGTTAGGTGAAGCTGTTAAAGAATTTGATGCGGTACTAAAGCCTGACGGTAAGATATTGTACTTAGGGACACCACAGTGTGAAATGAGTCTTTATAACACTCTGACTGAGCGTGGCTATGAAATGAGAATTTGGCCAGCTCGATACCCACCTTTGGACAAAATACACAAAGCTTATGGGAATCGTTTAGCACCTATGCTGTACGATACCATTAACGCAGCTAAATCACCGTTAGATAACCAAGCAGTAGACCCTTTACGTTTTGATGACGAGGATCTTACCGAGCGTGAGTTGTCTTACGGTAGATCAGGTTTTGCTCTACAGTTTATGCTAGACACTACTTTGTCTGATACCGATAGATACCCTCTTAAATTTTCTGATTTAATGGTCATGTCTGTAGATAAAGATAAAGCACCTGAGAAGCTCGTGTATGGCATTATGAAGGAGGTTAAGGATCTCCCTAATGTTGGCCTTAACGGAGACAAGTTCTTTGCTCCTGAGGCTGTTGTGGGCAACTACGTGGACTACACTGGCTCTGTGCTAGTAATAGATCCATCTGGTCGAGGTAAGGATGAAACGTCATACGCTGTAGTCAAGATGTTAAACGGTTTCTTATATGTGCCAGCTTGTGGAGGTTTAGAAGGAGGTTATACAGATCAAACTTTAACCAAACTAGCCACCCTAGCTAAAGATCATAAAGTCAACAAACTGCTCATCGAGAGTAACTTTGGTGATGGTATGTTCAATGAGCTTATCAAACCCTTCCTTAGAAAGATATATCCTGTTTCTATAGAAGAAGTTAGGCACAGCGTACAGAAAGAAAAGCGTATTATACAAACACTTGAACCAGTAATGAACCAGCACAGGTTAGTTATTGACCCCAAGGTCATACAGGATGACTTTGACAGCGTACAGCATCGCCCACCAGAGCAAGCTCAACGCTATATGTTGACCTACCAGCTATCCCGTATAACTACCTACAGAGGCTCTCTAGCTCACGATGATAGGTTAGATGCCCTAGCAATGGGTGTTAAATACTGGACAGATCTAATGTCAGCAGACGTAGACCGAGAAATGACAGACCGTAAAGAGCAGCTATTAATGGATGAGTTAGATAAATTTGTTAATGGTTACAACATAAACTCAGCACCTAGGGCTTCTACATGGATATGACAGATATACCAATGGTTCGTCTTACTTGGAAGGACGCACAGGACTCTGACGGGACTTGGACAGCCGTTGAGGACATTTTAGCACACCAATGTGCCATCTGTCAAGAAGTTGGCTGGTTAGTCCTTAACGACTCTGAAAGGGTCATTATAATGCGCTCTCGAATTGTAGCAGAAGAACTACAAGAGGGCGGTGCTTATATTGCAATACCTCAATCATGGGTAATAAAGATAGAAGAGTTAAAAGTTAATGAAGAGACTAATAGTAGCTTGTTTAGTCCTAATAGCTACACCAACACTAGCCAGTGAAGCTAATGTAGGTGACTTTGGTACTAATCAACAGGCCGAAACAATCACAACCACAACCGAAACTACCGTTAACCAAGAGGGTATGCCAGTAACTACTGCTGTAGCTCCTTCCACTCCCACATACCAAACAGATACCTGTATAATTACGTCAGGTACGGGTATGCAGACCCTTCAGATAGGCTTTAGTACGTCTAAGATGAAGGTAGATGAGAACTGTGAGCGTTTAAAGCTTTCACGTCAGTTATCTAGTTTGGGGCTAAAAGTGGCAGCTACCAGTATTATGTGTCAAGACCCTAGGGTTTGGTGGGCTATGCGTAATGCACAGACCCCTTGCCCAATTAAAGGACTCATTGGAGATGAAGCACTTGAATACTATAGTAACAACCCTGAGTTTGTCCCTGTTGCTCCTGTTATTATTACCAAAGACAGCGAATGCAAGCGAAAACGACTTCGATATGACAGCTCTAAGAAACGCCACGTCTACCGTTACGACTGTGATAAATGAGAACATTCAGGAATACATCCAATGGACTCAACAGTCTATGTTAGACGGCAACACCATTATATACAATAATGATGACGGCACTAGCTATGAACTGACACCAGAACAGATGGATGTCTTTAACACAGCCTATGCTGATGGATTAGTGAACAGCACTCCAGAGGCTCTCACAGCCGTTCTACTGAACGATATGATTGACGTAGAGCAAGGTACATACGAGGAAGAGAAAGAGTCTCTAATTGAAGCTGCGAGCGAAATAGCGGCAGTCACAAGCATAGCCGACATGATTGTAGATGGAGACCAGCAGACTAAGATCAATGCAGAAGCCTACGCTACTGAGAATGACCTTAGGGCAATCAAAGAGTCTAGCCGCCAGAAGTTCAACACGTCTATCTCAGGTATGTTAGAAGCAAGTATGACTAAGAACATGATTGAGGGTTATGCCCAAGATAGTGTCGTTATTGACACCATAGCCGCATCATTTATGAACACTAACACAGTTATGGATTTCTTCACAAACACAGCAGTTTCTATAGATAGTTTGCTGCCTACGCAGCTCAACTTAGATTGGAATCAGCACAATGTAGGTGTAGAGAGCGCCATGTACTATTTATACGCTAACAACCCTGAAGATAACTTGGAGAATATATTACGATGAATGCACAAGACGTTGCCTTATGGATAGGTATCGCATCCTCTATTGGAGGAGCTGCGGTAGGTTACGGAACTTTAACAGAAAAGGTAGCTGCTCTTGAAGAGTCTACAGACGCTACGTACTTAGAATCTAGGCTTACCAAGCTAGAAACGAGGATTGAAGATAATGATATTGGAAAAATTGGAAAAGAAATTGAACAGCTACGTGGTCAAATTTCAAGCACTGCTGACAAAGTTGCAGGGATTGTTATCCCAAGCACAGGTGAAATTGAAGCAGACATTCGAGGGCTTGAGACAGAAGTTCAAGCAATTCAAAGACAAGTTGATCAGCTTAGTAACAGAGTGGAAGTTATAGGTAAGCCTAAGAATCCGCTATTATAGGGAGAGATTATGTTTGGTTTAATAACAATGTTGTTGTCTACCTTAGGCGCAACAGGCATGGGTTCCATGTTAAAGATCCTTGGTGGGGCTGTGCAGAGTCGCAACGAAGCCAAGGAAGCAGAGGCTAAAAGAGAGCTAATTCGAGATATGCAGATGAAAGAGGCTGATCTTGAGTTCCAGAAAGCTATATTCGGAGACGCTAGTAATGACCCAGAAGCTACCATATTTACTCGTACTACTCGTAGGATCATTGCTCTTATCGGGATGCTCAACTTTGCTACAATCTCCATCCTCTGCACTATCTACCCTCAAGTCGAGCTTATCACCTTCGTCCCTCCAGAGCAAGCAAAAGACATCTCAATCTTGTGGGGATTGTTCACAATGCCAATCGACCAAGGGCTTACAACGTCAATCACTACAGGACATATCTCCCTCGTCTCGATCACCACTTTGGGAGCTATAATTGGGTTTTATTTCACACCAGCAGGTAAGAGATAAATCAATGACTTACAAAAAGTTACCCTGTGGAGAAAGACCCCCCCCGTTCCCTATAGTATATATAGATAAATAGATCATCTATGCAGATAGATATGTATATGTATATCTTAGGAGCCTGTAAGGTTCCCTAAGTGATCTTGGGAGCCTGTTAGCTTTCCCACCCACCACCCTTCCTAGGAGGTGATCCCAGCTCCTCTAGGGTACTTTAAGATTTCGTTAATACATTCGCTACCTTAGTCTTAAAGTGCCCCTGAGGGCTTCTTAGGGAGTCTTGGGTGTATGGTCTCATTTTGGCACAAAAGTATGAATGCCCTTTTGAGATCGGGATAGTACAAGAGTACCCCCTTGGGGGTGCATAGGGTGTCCTGTAGTTGACCTTAGCGAACGGAGTGAGCATCAAGAGCTGTGCTTGCACACACCTTACTGCCCTGCCAAGTCCTAAAGGAGTCAATAAGTTGACACTAAAGGACACTAAGGGAACCTCAAGGACTCTAGGGTGTTATTCTATCAGCATTCTGAGGGTTCTTTAGTGTACATCTGTGTGTGCTTGTATCTGTTTTCTTCGAGTAGACCCAAAGGGTCACGAGAACACCCAAGGGAACCGAAGGTGACCGCATAGATCGTTACTCTGCTTGCAGAGGCATTAACAAGCTGACCGCAGGGAAGTAAGGTGACCGCAGGGAACTAAAGGCGAGCGAAGCGAGCTACGATTTTTGTACAAAAAACAGGCACAAAAAAACCGCCGTTAGGCGGTCTCTCTGTCCATAGTAAAGTTAAAAGCCCAAGGCTGTTAAAAATAATTTATTCAGTACGAACAAATAACAACCAACAAGCAAAATCACATAACCTGCTGTATCATCCATTACGCTACCTCACTTTGCAGCAAGCTGCCTAGGTATCTGGTCACTGCCGATACCTGACTAACGTCCAGTTGCATCAATAAACTAATACATTGCTGATGCGCTGGGCTTATTTGCTCTTGCTCCATCTCTGCCAGCTCTGCTTTTACTTCTTCCATCGCTTCAGATGCTGCCGCTTTTTTATCTACTTCTGGCTCATCATTTGCTGCGTTTTCTTTTTCTTTGGCTGCTTTAATCAACGCTCGCATTTGAGTGATGCCGTCGATAACTGCTGCATCTCTGTCTTCTTGGTCTAGCTCAAGCTGACAGAATTGACGGAAAGTCGAAAGGATGTTAGGAGGAGTCGACACCCCAAACCCTTGGCGATACACACCGTTCAAACTTGGAAACGTCCAGCCGTGTAATTTGTTGATTTTTTCCGTGAGCTTTTTATTCAGGATGTTGAACTGATCCAAATTACCAGCTGTCAGGATGTGCTTGTAGGTGTCGATCATCAATCGGCTGATTTCCTGATTTGTGTTGATTTCGATTTCTGCTGCTTGGATTGAGTTTTCTACTTGCTTTTTAAATGTTAATGCTTTCATGAGAATGATTCCTATTTAAGTTAAATTTAAGTATACCGTTTCGGTATGGCTTTATTATAACGTCAAACAATAAAGAATTGCAACTCTCACTCAGTGAGACCTATAATATATTATGGTAATAATACCACAAAATAAAGCTTGACAAGCGCCGAACGCCTTTCTAATTACAATTATTCTATCTTAGAGTCACGTATCGTCTGCTTGTGTATAAGAAGTATGCAGGTAATGTGCTACGTCACATCTAACGTCAGCTCTGCTGACAATGAGCGCAGCGAATAAAGTAAGCGAAGCGCATAATAAAGAGTCACTCTCTGCTTGCAGAGGCATTAGACAAAGTAAGCGAAGCGCATAATAAAGAGTCACTCTCTGCTTGCAGAGGCACTAGACAAGCACGGCTCTCTATGTGAGACCCATCATGACAGTGATGTATAGAGGTCTCTCGTAGTGAGCTGTGCTGCACTTGACTTTAAGATGTCTTGAACTTGACCTTGCTTTGTAAGCTCGTCAGAGCTTATGCTCTTTGATGTTCTGAAGCATGGCACATGCGCAGTGTCCATAGTAGGGGGGCGCAGTGAGGCAGTACCTAGGGTATAAGGGGGGTATAGTCTCACTCAGTGAGAGCTACAGGCGGCTTGACAAGC